TATTTTGCTCCTCTAAATTCTGATTTGTAAGGCTGATGCCCTACATACTGTTAAGCATATTATACCACACCCATACTCTCAAAGTCAAGAAAGGAGCTGATTCTCATGGGTATTTTCAGCGGACTATTCAAGTCCAGAGATAAGCCGACTAACAGCTATGATAGCCCGTCCTACACATATTTCTTTGGGCGAGCAAACAGCGGTAAACGTGTCACCGACAGAACAGCATTGCAGCATATTGCGGTTTATGCCTGCGTGAGGGTTTTGTCTGAAGCAATTGCTCAACTGCCGCTTCATGTGTACAAATATAACGAGAAAGGAAAAGAGCGAGTACCGCAGCATCCGCTCTATTTTTTGCTCCACGATCAGCCAAATCCGGAAATGACATCCTTCGTATTCCGAGAAACCTTAATGTCCCATCTGCTGATTTACGGCAATGCCTATGCACAGATTATCCGAAATGGCAGAGGTGATGTATTGGGACTGTATCCTCTGATGCCTGACAAAATGAAGGTTGACCGTGATGAAAAAAACCGCCTGATATACATTTACAGCCGTTACGATGAGGCAAATCCGAATCTGAAAGAACAGGGCGACATCGTTCTTTATGCTGATGAAGTTCTGCATATTCCGGGTTTAGGATTTGACGGACTGGTTGGATATTCGCCGATTGCACTTGCCAAAAATGCAATCGGCATTTCTATTGCCTGTGAAGAATATGGAGCATCGTTTTTTGGAAACGGTGCTTCACCAAGTGGCGTGTTAGAACACCCCGGAGTAATCAAAAATCCGGAACGTGTGCGTGATGCCTGGCAAAGAGCCTATGGCGGAAGAAACGCTCACAAGGTCGCAGTCCTCGAAGAGGGCATGAAATTTACACCCATTGCAATTCCCAATAATGAAGCACAGTTTCTGGAAACTCGAAAGTTTCAGATTGAAGAGATTGCAAGAATGTACAGAGTGCCACTCCATATGATCGGCGACCTTGACCATGCAACATTCAGTAACGTAGAGCATTTATCCCTTGATTTCGTCAAATATAGCCTCGATCCTTGGATTGTCCGATGGGAGCAGTCATTGCAGAAAGCACTTCTTTCTGATTCTGAAAAAGGACAGTATTTCGTGAAATTCAATGTAGACGGACTTCTGCGTGGCGATTATGCTTCCCGTATGCAGGGCTATGCTACTGCAAGACAAAACGGCTGGATGTCGGCGAATGACATCCGTGAAAAGGAAGATATGAATTTGATTCCTGATGAAGATGGAGGTAACCTGTACCTCGTAAATGGCAGCTTTACCAAACTCGCAGATGCAGGAGCGTTTGCAAATCAAAATTCAGAAAAGGAGGAGAAAACCAAATGAAGAAATTCTGGAACTTTATCCAAAACGAAGATACATCGGAAACAGAGCTTTTGTTTAACGGTCCTATCTCTGAAGATACTTGGTGGGGCGATGAAGTAACACCTGCTTTGTTTCGTGATGAACTCGCAAAGGTCAGCGGAAACTTGACAGTCTGGCTGAACTCGCCTGGGGGCGATGTGTTTGCAGCGAGTCAGATTTATTCCATGCTGAAAAGTCACAAAGGCAAGGTTACCGTGAAAATTGACGGCATTGCTGCCTCTGCCGCATCGGTTGTGGCAATGGCAGGCGATGAAACTTTGATTGCACCGACTGCCCTAATGATGATTCACGACCCTTCCACATCAGCAATGGGCAATAAAGCAGATATGGAAAAAGCAATTGAACTTCTGGAAGAAGTCAAAGAGAGCATTATTAACGCCTACGAAACCAAGTCCCATCTCAGCCGAAACAAGATTGCAAAGCTGATGTCCGATGAAACATGGCTCAATGCAAAAAAGGCTCATGAAATGGGTTTTGTGGACGGGATTCTCTTTGCAGAGAAGAAAATGCCTGTTGTTCCCAAAGAGGAAGAACCGGATGAAGAAGAAAAAGAAGATACACTGACCGCAATGACCTATTCCAAATCGAAGAATCTATCTGCATTCTTATCCAAAGTATCTGCATCAGCAGAATTCGTTACTGGCACACCGATTGACCAGCTTGAAAAAAGACTGGCACTTTTGAAATATTGATTGGAGGAATTGATTATGGCTATGACGATTAAAGAACTCAGAGAAAAGAGAAAGAAGGCTTGGGACACTGCCCGTGATTTTCTCGACAGTAAGAGAAATGCAAACGGCGTTCTCAGCGAAGAAGATTCCAAGACCTATGATGCAATGGAACAGATCATTGTTGATCTCGGAAAAGAAATTCAGCGTCTGGAACGACAGGCTGAAATCGAAGCTGAAATGAACAAGGCAACTTCCACTCCTGTTCTCGGTAAGCCTGCAACTCCGAATGTAACGGAAAAGACAGGTACAGCAAGCGACACTTACAAGAAGGCCTTCTGGAACAGCGTCAGAAACCGCAACTGGATCGATGTCCATGATGATTTGCACATTGGTACAGATGCAGAGGGCGGCTATCTTGTTCCAGATGAGTTTGTGCGCCTGTAAAAGGCGATGTTTACAGTAGATTAGGCTCTACACCGCACAGCAGAGCGGTTGTCAATCTGCCTAACCGATGACAGGAAACTGGACACGGGAACACAGCACGGCAGAAACGCAGGAAACGTCAAAAGGATATGAGGCGAGTAGTACCTGCAATGACAAGATAACATAAGGATAAGGCTGGATTGCCAAAGCAAAGGTTAGCTCCTTTTTCGTGGGAGGGTGTGGAAATTATCCTGAAACCACTCTCATGACCCCACCATAATATTGAATTCGTTATGGTGTCTGCTATAGGTCATGAAGCAAGCGTGAGAACACGTGAGATAAACCGAAATGATATCCGACAGTTATCACTTGCCTATAAGCATCGTTAAACAGGGATTGCCTAAGTGGAAATGCCGAAAGGCTATGTCTATTCGAGACTGAATATTCCATATGGCAACGGAGCTTCCGTAGTAGTCCGAGGTGGATAACGCCCACTACATGGCGAAGGGAAGCAGTTTGTTAATTCCAAAGTAAGAAGATGAAAGGGAGGAGAATCCTCATGAATCCAACATCGGAGATTTTGGAGCGTGTCAATAAAAGTTCCTCGGAACATCACGACGGAGTCTTTACAAGACTCTTTCGCTACCTTCTGAGAGAGGACATTTATTTTGCAGCTTACCAGAAATTATATGCAAACAGTGGAGCAATGACTCCCGGAAGTGACAACGACACTGCTGACGGTTTTAGTGCTGAATATGTGCATGAACTGATTGAAGAATTGAGGTCAGGAAAGTACAAACCGAAGCCTGTGCGCAGAGAATATATCAAGAAACAGAACGGAAAAATGCGCCCACTGGGTATTCCGTCATTTCGAGATAAACTTCTGCAAGAGGCGGTTAGAATGTTTCTGGAAGCAATCTATGAACCGTTATTTTATGACCAGTCACATGGTTTCAGACCGGAGAGAAGTTGTCATACAGCTCTCGACCAGATAAAGACAAATTTTCGTTCTGTAAAATGGTTCATAGAAGGCGACATCAAGGGTTGCTTTGACAATATAGACCACGCAGTGCTTATTAAAACGTTAGAAGTCAAAATCAAGGACAGCAGATTTATCAATATTATCAGAGCTTTCCTGAAAGCAGGTTATGTGGAAGATTTTCAATATCATACCACAATCTCCGGTACACCACAGGGCGGAATCATTTCCCCTATTCTGGCAAATATATACCTGCATGAGCTTGACCGGAAAGTCATGAAACTCAAGGAAAAGTTCGATAAGCAGTCTACACGACACCAGACACCGGAATATCTTCATTTAGCGAAAAGAAGGCAGACACTTCAAAAGAAGATTGACAGGGTAAAAGGTGAGGAACGTGAGCTTGCAATCAAGGAATATAAAGCGGTGTGCAATCAAAAATTGAAAACGCCCGCAAGAATGTCCGACGATAAAAAGCTTGTATACTGCCGATATGCTGATGATTTTCTAATTGGAATCAGCGGAAGCAGAGAAGACTGTGAAGAAATTAAAGAGATTCTGAGAGAATTTCTATCAACGCAGTACCATTTAGAGTTGAGTGCTGAGAAAACAAAGATCACACACAGTGCTGAACGAGTACGTTTCCTTGGTTATGACGTTGCGGTACGCCGAAGCCAGAAGATAAAGAAAAAGGCAAACGGTGTTAAACAAAGAACGCTGAATAACTCTGTAGAATTAACTGTACCTCTCGAAGATAAGATCATGCAGTTCCTGTTCAAAAACGACATCATAGAACAAAAACCAAACGGAGAAATCTGGGCGGTTTGCGTTCCAAGATTAAGACATCTTTCGGAAGTGGATATTGTGAACAGGTATAATGCACAAATCCGTGGCATTTGCAATTATTACTGCTTAGCAGCGAATTATGATAAGCTGAATTATTTCCGTTATCTTATGGAATATAGCTGTCTAAAGACGCTTGCAAGCAAAAGCAACAGCACAACGAGAAAAATCATCCAAAAATATCGTCATGATGGCAAATGGGCTATTCCCCATGAAGTTAAAGGCGGTATCAAATATGCAAAGCTTGTCTCGTTAGCTGACTGCAAAGCCGGTAAGTTGATGTCCGATAAAGACCCATGGCAATACAAATCCTTTGACCCGAAAAAGCTGTCACAATATGTGCGGTTAAGCGCAGGGGTATGTGAGCTGTGTGGTGATAATAGTGATTCCTGCTGTATTTATCATGCAGGTAAAATGAAGAATCTGAAAAGCACTACGGAATGGGGCAAGAAAATGCTTCACATGAGACGTAAAACGTTGATTGTTTGCCCGAAATGCTTCAAAAAGATTCACAGGGAACAAAATAAATGACATGTCAATAATGAATGGAAAGCCGTGTACATCGAGAGGTGTAAGCACGGTTTGGGAGGGGCTTTGTGCAAACCTGTCATCGAAAGATGATAAGGCGGCACACTGCTACCTCACGAACAAAAACTGGTGGAAGCATTGGAGGAAGAGAGCATTTTCCGCCAGATGGCAACGGTTATCAAAACTTCCAACGGCGACCGCAAGATTCCGATTGTGACTTCCAAGGGCGAGGCTGTCTGGATGGACGAAGAACAGCAGTATTCTCTCTCTGATGATACGTTCGGACAGGCATCGCTTTCCGCATATAAGCTTGGTACAGCAATTAAAATTTCAGAAGAACTTTTGAATGATTCTGTTTTTGACCTGCCGTCCTACATTGCAAAGGAGTTCGCAAGAAGAATCGGTTCTAAGGAAGAAGAGGCGTTCTTCATTGGTGATGGCAAGGGAAAACCGACCGGCATTTTTAATGCTACAGGTGGTGCGGAAGACGGCACTTCCACCTCTACTGCCAATATCACATTTGATGATGTGATGGAACTCTTCTATTCTCTGAGAAGCCCGTACCGCAAAAAGGCGGTGTGGGTGCTCAATGATTCTACGGTTAAGGCACTTCGAAAGTTGAAGGACAACACAGGAAACTACATTTGGAGTCCGTCTGTGCAGGCTGGTGTTCCGGATACCATTCTCAATCGTCCTTACAAGACATCCAGCTATGTGCCGGAAATCAAAGCAGGCAATAAGTGCATGGCATTCGGTGACTTTAGTTATTACTGGGTGGCTGACAGACAGGGACGCTCTTTCAAGAGACTGAATGAACTCTTTGCTATGACTGGTCAGGTTGGTTTCCTTGCTTCGCAGCGTTTGGACGGCAAGCTGATTCTTCCGGAAGCAATCAAGACACTTACCATCAAGAAAGCGTAATCAGAGAAAGGGGTTGGAGTGGGTGGTAACTTTACAGGAAGTCAAGCAGTATCTGCGAGTTGATTTTGAAGATGATGATACATTGCTTTTCTCTCTTATTTCAACTGCAAAACAGCTGATAATGGATGTAGGAAGAATGGACGAGGAACGCTTTTCGGAGAACGAAGATGTGGTGCGGACAGCAATGCTCTACACAGTTTCTTATCTCTATGAAAACCGCAATACCGCAGACTTTTCCAAGCTGACATTAACACTTCGTGCCATGCTGTTTGCACAGCGAGAGGGTGTGATGTAATGGAAATTGGAACACTCAATCAGCGAATCACCTTTCTGGAGAATCGTGTCGTTACCGATGAAATCGGCAATCACACCGCTGTGTGGGACGAAGCCTTTTCCTGCTGGGCAAAAGTGACTTTGAAAGCTTCTGCGGAGCATACGGACGCTGGTGTGACCAAAGAAACACAAACGCTGGAATTCCTCATTCGGCAAAGTCGAAACTGGATGCCGTCTGTAACTGGCAACCGAATCTTGTTTCGGGATGTCACATACAACATCACCAGTGTTACACCGGATTATCTGCACAAGGACTATCTGAAACTTACTGCAGAAGCCAGAAAGGCAGGACAAAATGACCAGTATTGACAATCTTGCAGAGGAAATCATGCAGGGCTTGCAGGAATATGCAGACCTTGCAGATACTGCTATGAAAAAGGCTGTCCGGAAAACCGCCACGCAAGTGAAAAACGAGATCTCCGCCAATGCTCCGAAGGACACCGGAAAATATGCAAAAAGCTGGGCAACGAAAAAGACTGGTGAAAACAGTCACTCTTTGGAGATGACTGTCCACAGTAAGAATCGTTACCAACTGGCACATTTGTTGGAGAAAGGCCATGCCAAGCGTGGCGGTGGTCGGGTATCCGGCAAACCGCACATTGCTCCTGCGGAAGAAAACGGTGTACAGTTGCTGGAGCATTTAATTGAGGAGGCGTTGTCATGACTTACGAAGAAATCGCTGAAATGCTGGAAGAAATGGGGCTGCCTTTCGCCTACCATCATTTTGCCGAGGGTGAAAGTCCCGCACCGCCTTTTTTGCTGTTCTTATCTCCCGGAGAGAATACGTTTTCGGCAGACAATTTGGCATATTTCAGTTGCAAACAGCTGGACATTGAATTGTACACAGACAAAAAGCAGCCGGAATTGGAAGAACAGGTGGAGTCAGTGCTTTCCCAGCATGAAATTTATTACACAAAAACAGAACTATTCATTGATTCGGAAGAATTGTATGAAGTACTCTATGAGATGGAGGTTTGATCTATATGGCAATGGAGAAAAACAAGGTAAAATTCGGTCTGAACAAAGTTCACTATGCAAAAATCACTTCTTATGATGAAGAAGGTGTGCCGACATTTGCAAAGCCGGTTCGCATTCCCGGTGCAGTGTCGCTGTCTATCGAGGCAGAAGGTGAAGCATCCAATTTTTACGCTGACGATGGTGTGTACTATGTGATCAACAATAACTCTGGTTACACTGGAGATCTTGAAATCGCACTGGTTCCGCTTGAGTTTGCGACAGACATTCTCGGTGAGAAGCTGGATGGAAAGGGCGTTCTCACGGAAACCAATACCGCAGAAGTATCGCAGTTTGCACTGCTGTTTGAATTCAGTGGCGATAAGAATAAAATTCGTCACTGTCTGTTCTGCTGCTCTGCCTCTCGTCCGGCAACAGAATCCAGCACTATTGAGGACGAAAAGGAAGTTAAAACGGAAACGCTGTCTTTGACCGCAACGGCATTGAACAGTGGTTTGGTAAAAACTAAAACCTGTGAGAAAACGGATGCCGAAGTTTATGAGAACTGGTATAAGGCGGTATATATGCCAAATCTGGCTGCCGCTGTACAGAGTGGTAAAGCATCCGCAGCATCTGTAAAAGCGTAAGGAGGGTGCAGTATGGCAATTCAGAAGAACATCATCATTGATGGTATTGATGTGCCGTTCAAGGCAAGTGCAGCAGTTCCAAGGCTGTATCGTCTGAAATTTCGCAGAGATATTTATCAGGACTTTGCAGCACTGCAAAAGTCTGTGGGGGAAAATACAGAGGAATCCTCTGCACTGGACATTGAAAGCCTTGAGGTATTTGAGAACATCGCCTATATCATGGCAAAACACGCCGATGCAGCCATTCCGGCATCGCCGGACGAATGGCTGGAGCAGTTTAACACGTTCAGTATTTATGAGATTTTGCCGCAACTGATCAATCTTTGGGGTTTGAACGTAGAAACACAGGTTCAGTCTAAAAAAAACATCGCCCGATTGACCGACCGATGACCACACCGCTGTTTTTGCTGCGGTGCGTTCAGCTTGGTTTGTCAATGGGCGATTTGGATTTTTTGACCATTGGTCTGGTGAATGATATGTTCACCGAACGGGAAAATGACGAATACAAATATCATATGTTAGCGGATCAGAGTGACTTTGATAAATTTTGATAAGGGGGGTGAGATTGTATGGCTAATAGAATCAAAGGCATTACCGTAGAAATCGGCGGCGATACCACCAAGCTGTCAAAAGCACTGGAAGGTGTCAACAAGGACATCAAGGGTACGCAGACACAGCTGAAAGATGTCCAGAAACTGCTGAAACTCGATCCTTCCAACACGGAACTGCTCTCGCAGAAGCATAAGCTCCTCGCCGATGCGGTGACAGCTACCAAAGAAAAGCTGGAAGTGCTGAAAACTGCCGCAGAACAGGCAAATACGGCTCTTGCAAACGGCGAAATTTCCCAGCAGCAGTATGATGCCTTACAGCGTGAGATCATCGAAACCGAAAACGAACTGAAACGCCTGACCACAGAAGCAAACAATTCTCACACCGCCTTGGAAAAGATGGGCGTTCTGGGTGAAACGCTGCAGTCCGCCGGGGACAAAAT